GCAAGACGCTGATTCCGAAAATGCTGAAAAGCCGGAAGAGTCATTGTCCAAGGACAATGAGGATCAAGAGACCGCTGAAGAGGAAAATAATCTCAGCGACAACAAAGAGGGCGTTGAGCAAGATATTAACCTCTTAAAGGCATCTATCAAGTCTCTTGAAGAAGAAAATGCAAAGCTCAAAAGCGCATTGCATAGAACTCTAGTAGAAAGAGTTGTCGACACCAAGATTGGTCTTGGTTTCGAATCCGCAGATGAAAGAGAAAACCTGATAGGCGAGCATGCTTCACGCACAGCTGCCTCATTAGCAGACTCTTTGAGAGATCTGGCTAAGGCTCCGGCAAAGGCTAACAAGCGCATTTCTGATTATATGACAATGCCGCAAGTAACATCTGAAGCTGAAGTTAGTTCTGAAGAAAATGTACTCACTCTTGATAAAGAGGAAGTCACAAAAACTTCTACGGATCCTAACGAATCTTTTGAACAAGTACTAGTAGATGCCCTTATGGGTAGACGTAAACTTTAATATTTAAGGAGATAAAAAATGAGTTTAGCAAAGTTCCGCAAGGTTCATAGTAAGACTGGTGCAGGCCGGTTTGTAGTTTCTGAGGGCATTGCCCCCGCAGCCTATTTACTGCCCCATCCCGGTCTTCCTACATGGTACAATGACAGTGAAGATGATCGTTTTGAGATCGTCATCACCAAGGGTACAATTCTTTCAGTAGTCGCAGATGCAAACGGCGATGCTCGCATCGTTCCCGCTAATGGATCTTCTGGAAGTCAAAGTTGGGGCGACGTTATGCCTAGCTGGGATCCGCTTGACGGCGCTACCCCTAGCTCGACTAGTGGTTCAACTGACACAGTTTCTGTGGGCGCCTATTCAGTTCCGATTGGCTGCGCACAATATGATCTTTACAGACCATTCGATAAAGGCACCTCACAAGGCGCTGGCTTTATCACACATGGTTACGTAGAGTACCCAATGGTTACACAGGTTAACGCCGATGTAACAGTTGGTTCATTAATCCGAGCCGATCACATGGGTCGTCCGGTGGCATTCGCAGCAACAACAGCTGCTGCTGGTGCTTATCCATGGTTGCAAGTGGGTAAGGTTGTTGAAGTTGAGCAGTTTGCTACCAACTTCGATGATGGATTACTCAGCTATATGCAACTTCCCTCTGATCCGGGTGCATTAAAGACTGTTTACGAGCTTACTCGTGCAGGCACCTACAGTGGTAAGTTAGGTATCCGGGCCAACCTGGACGTACACAATGTCATTGGTGCTTTCCGCGTCAATCTGACACTCTAATAATATTAATACAAAAGAAACATTAACACAGGAGGAATAATCCTACGATGAGTAAGACAATCCAAGAGCTCCTCTCGGGTCTCCCAGCTTGGGAAGCAGTATTGACTGAGGACGGGTACATAGATGCAGACAACAGAGTAACAATTAAGGAAGCTTTTGCGTCACCAGACGCAGCAGCACTTTTCCCCAAAGTTCTTTCGCGTACGCTTAAAGAAGCAGCAGAGCCACAACTACTTGTGACTCCATTGCTTTCCACTGTTCGTCTCGGTAAGGGACGCTCTTTGGAGTTCCCCGCAGTCAACGCTATTCAAGCAGCAGAGATCCCAGAAGGACAAGAGTATCCAGAGCAAGCACTCGCTTTCGCAAAGCAGGTAGAAGGCAAAGTTTCAAAGAAGGGCGTTAAGCTATCCTTTACGGAGGAAGTCATCGCTGATTCACTTTGGGACATTGTTGGTTTACATGTTCGCGCAGCCGGCCGTGCTATGGCTCGTTTGAAAGAGCAGATTGCTCTTAGCCGTTTCAAGGATGCAGCTACAATTGCATTCGATAACGACAGTGGTAGTTACAGTGACACAACAGGTCGCAATATTGATGGCGCAGCCAACTTGACAATTACCTGGGATGACATTGTGGACATGGCCGCTATCCTTATGGCTGAAAATCATATCCCAACAGATTTCATTCTGCACCCATTAATGTGGTCGGTCTTCCTCAAGGATTCCATCTTCCACGCTGGTGGCGCAGCATCTTCTGTAGGTACAAGTTGGGGATATCGTCCTCAGTCGCCAGAAGGCGCACTGAACTCGACGGCTCCGATGGGCTTGAATGTTCTTGTTTCGCCTTTCGTTAGCTTCACAGCTAAGAGTGGCGCAACAGCAGCTAAGTCAGACCTTTTCCTCATCGACCGTAATGAAGTCGGTACTCTTCTCGTCAAGGACGATATGAGCACTGATCAGTTCGACGATCCGAGTCGCGATCTTCGTGCACTCAAGATGAAGGAGCGTTACGACATCGTAATGCTGGGTGACGGTGAGGGTATCACAGTTGCTAAGAACGTCAGATTGAGCCGTAACTATGAAATACAGGTTACAAACGAAGCAAGCTGATAGAACCTTAGGGTCGTTATAGTTACAAATTACCCTAAAGCTGGG